TACCTCGTAGATATACACGTCCGGCTCAAGGGTGTAAAGTTTCCCGGTGTCGCTTGCCTGGATGAGCTGCGCTGCCATGCCTTCGGGCAGATCCGGCAGCATGCCGTCCCGGCTCTGCCGCTCCAGCCAGCGGGAGATGAGCTCACATTTTCCGCTCGCGACGATGCCTTCCTGGATGGTGCCCCGGCTGCCGCGGTACCAGACCGCAAAAGGATACTGGCGGACGGAACTGCCGTCTGTGTACATCTTCACGATAGGATTGCCGCTGCGCTTGGCGAGTGTAAATGCGTTGTTGTCCATGGGCATGCAGTCCACAGTGACAGGGCTGCCGGCCTCGATGTACGGGCAGGTCTGAAGGAACTCCCACAGGCCGCGGATGATGGTGTCAGGCTTTGCCATACGCTCCTCCTGTTTAGTCAAAATACGTTGCTGCCGCCGCGAGTATCTCGTCGCGGTGCTGCTTTTTCATAGCTTCGAACCACTCAGCCTGCGCGAGCTGATGATACCGCGTGCTGAAGCTGTATTCCGGATGGCGGTACAGCTTCGCCGCATAGGGTGTGATGTACTGCACCTCGCCGGAGCCGACGTCTGTGCCGAGGATGCCGGATTTGTCCAGCACGCCTGTTTCCATAGGTGCGAAGGGGCTGCTGTATTTCAATACGGCCTCATCCACGTACTTCTGGAAGTTTGAGAACTGCTTTGTGCGGCGCGGTGTAAAGTCCGGGTTCCAGATAAGCTGCGCGGTCTGGCCGTTGGATGAAACAACGCAGCCGCGCGGCGTCGAGATCTTCCGTTTATCTGCCACAGCTATTTTCCCTCCAGCCTCCAGTGGTGCATGGAGGGGCTGCCGCGGCGGTTATCCCGCACGGCAGTCACCACAAAGCACCGGCCCTTGTATTTCTGCGTAAGGTCTCCGGCCTTTGTTACTGCGTCGGACACAAGCCCGCGCACAACGATGTCATCCGCACCGGCGCTGATCTCGGTATCCGTGAGGATGCGCACGATGTATCCGTCCGACGCCTTCAAGCCTCCGGAGGATAGCGTCACGCCCTGGCCGCCGTACCAAAACACGCCGGGGAACTGATTGAGCGTGTAGGTGTAGTCGCGCTTTTCGGCGTCGTACTCCTTGTGGTACAGAGTTATATCCGCATTCGGCGTCGTCATGGCCGCCACACTCCCGTATACATGAGGTTCTCAGGATAGGTGAGGTAGTCCGAACAGATGCCGGAGAGAACGGACTGGCGGTCCGCCCGCATTGCCGCGGGCGTGCCGCCGTCTCTCCAGCTCACGCTGTAGCCGTCCACGTTCTCGCTGGCAACAGCTCCAGCCTGGGTCTTTGCGTCCAGGGCCGCCCAAGCCTCCAGCTGGTCCGCCAGCGCACAGCAGCACAGCTGCAGGCGTTTGGACATATTGTCGGGAGCATCGGCCGCGCGGTCGAACGTCACGCGGTCGATCTCAAGGCTTGCCCGCTCTGCCCACTTGTCGAAATCAGCCTCCGGCATGGTCCCGTGCCATGTGCCGGAATAAAATGCGTAGTCCGCATAGGCCATACCGGCTGCCTCCCTCCGTTATTCCCCGTCCGGTGCCGGTGCGTCGGCGTGTTCTTTGGCGATGTGATCCGCCAGGCCCTTTTCCGTTTTGTACTCCTTGCCGCAGTGCGGGCAGGCGAACACAGCGGGCGGCTGCACGGCCGCAGCGGGCGCCACGGCCGCGGGGGCCGGGGTTGCGTATGTTTTACCGATCAATTTGCCCATGATGGTCTCCTTTCTCAGACGCCGGCGGCCTTATGATGGCAGAACACACCGGCGAGCTTATTTGCGTAGACGTCCGCGATGCCGAAGTTGCGGTACCCGTATTTCCAGGCGTCCCCAGTCTGGTTCTGCTCCGGGGATACGATCTTCGGAGCCACATGCTTCTGGAACTGGATAAGCGCCGGAGTATGGAGGATCATGAAGTTGATCTCCGCGCCGGCCACAGCCTTGACATAGTCGCCGGCGGCGGGCTTGTATGCAGGATCGGCAACGGGCGTGACGTCGGCTGCCTTGATCTGAGCGCCGGACACAGTGCCGCTGTCCGCGATGACTTCCAGCGCTCCGGTATCGCCTTGCGCGCACTTGACGTAGTGCTTGCCGTACTTCCGGAACCCGCCGGCCTTCTCTCCGTCTTTGCCGCTCAGCTGCTCGATGGCGGTGTAGAATCGGCGCTGGGGCACAGGCTTGACGGACGCAAAGCTCTCCAGGACTTCCCGCGACTTATAGCTGTCCATATCCTTGATGGCGCGCAGCAGCGTGGAGGTGATGCGCAGATGGCGCTGGTCGGACGGCACCTCATTTTCGTCCATCTCGGTCACGGCGGCGCTGATGGCCGCGATCACGTCCGCGCCGCTTGCCAGCGTGCCCTTCGCGGAACTGATACCGGGCTTGCCCGCATAACAGGCGAAGCGGAAGGCGTCCAGCTCCGGCACGACCTTGGTGCGGATGAACTCCGCGGCCAGGCGGCCAAAAGCGAGGCCCGCGGTCTCGGCATCGTCCATAGTATCCACGGTGAACATACGGCCGCGGTCGAAATTGCACTGCACGGTCCGGTTCTCCATCTTGACGTCGCCGTCCACGTATCCGCCGTTGCGGTCGTAATCGGCCAGGCCGTCCATCTCCAGCATGGGGATGATGAGCTCGTTGGCGTTAGCGCCCTGGCGCGCGAGCTCCGGCGCGCCGTCCAGGTCGGACGTACAGGACGCCAGTTTGTACACCTCGTCCAGCATGGGGACGTAGGATTTTGCGAGTTCAATGAGATTTGCCATTGTTTTTTCCTCTCTTTCTCAGGGTTATTTCTTCTCTGCGGGCAGGCCCATGGCCGCGCGCATGGCGGCGTTGTCGCCGGCAAAGGACGTGGTGCCTGTGCCGCCGGCATAGGGAGGCGGAGGCGGTGCCTGGTCCTCGAAAGCATAGGCGCTGTTCTTCAGCAGATCGTCAAACAGGGCCTTGCCGTCTTCGTCCCGGTTCTGGCTCTTGCGCAAAGCGTCCATACGCTCTGTACCCGCCAGCGTGCGGATCACCGCGCCGTCACGGCCGTGGTTCTGTGCCACCAGGCCGTCAAACCAGGTGTTGAACTTATACGCCTCCAGCTGCTCGGCAGCGTCTTTTTCCGCCTGCTCGGCCTTGGCCTTATACTCTGCTGCCTCTTTGCGTACGGCCTCGATATCCTTGTCTGCGGCCTGCAGGCCCTCGATGGTCTTGTTGGCCTCCGCCAGCCGGGCCTTGATGTTTTTCAGTTCCGTGTTCCGCGCCTCGAAATCGGCCTTCGCCGTAAAGCGTTTGCCGATCTCTGCGGCGACGGCCTTGTCGGCGTCCTCGGTGTATGCGTCCCCGAGAATGGATTTCAGCCAGTCAAACGTCATTTTTGTCTGCTCCTTTCAGATGGGTGGATGTTCGTCAGCCGCTGTCCTTTTTATCCGGCCAGTCCCGGTACTGCGGCGCCCGTTTTCTTGTCCGCCGGGCCGGCGGTAAAAGCAATTTAAAAATGCCCTTAAACCGGCATTTAAAGCCTGTTTTTGGGCATTGTAAAAGGGACCCACGAGTGGGTCCCTATATACCATATATATATTGGAGCTATTTTTGAGGGTCGCGCGGCGAAGCTTCCCAGATCCCGCCATCCGGATGGCGGGAAAGATAATCCGCACGTGCCAGCTTATTGAAGTGCGTGGCAACTTCTGCATCAGCCTCATCCGGATGCGTCCGAATCCATCGCCAGATTTTGGCCGGATTCGTTTCCTGAAGGATTTCTTCCCGGGTCATTTCATCAGCTCCTTGATATATTCGTAGAGGTCGGGGTCTTTCTTCAGCAGCAGCTGAGGGTTTGCATAGAACACCCGCACGCCTTCGCTGAAGTATTCCCGCATGCCGTCCAGATAGACCTTTTTGCCGTCGTAGATGCCGTGGTCGCCGAAATTCTCGTACAGCCGGCCTTGATAATCGCTGACGAATTTGTCAGATTTAAGAAAAAAGACGCGTTCGGAATAGTTCTTTTCATCTTCCAGTATATCGGCTGCAGAAAGATTTTCAAGCCCTTTGTCCCGAATTGCCAGGAATTGCGGGTCGCTGTAGAGGCCCAGCGCTTCCTCCAGCGCGTGGGCATATTCATGGAGCACATCGCCGGCTCTCCAGTCTTTGCTCAAAAACAACTCGCCCGTACTCACCCTGTAGCCGCTGTTCTCGCCATCTACGACCCGCAGCGCCGTGATCTTTGTCTCAGCAGCAACGCGGATGCGTTCCGGTAGCCGGGAAAGCTCTTTCTCAATGGACTGCCGCTGCGCAGCGGAAACATCGCCTTTGTAGTTGAGCTTCTGCAGGAGATTCTTCGAGACGGCGGGATCAGGCTTGAGGGAACGTTTTGCCGCAGCTGTTGCCCGCGCAGCCTCGGACCGGCCGAAGCCGGCCGCCTGCAGGCGTGCGTTGCGTGGCTGCAGGCCGGTGGCCTTGCAGTACCGGGAATACTCCTGGCGGTACCGCGCCAGCATGATCTGATGCTTCTGCAGATTTTCCTTGTCGCCCAGCGCGTCGTCCGCCAGCGTCTTGTTCTTAATGTTCCGGATGTGGGCTTCCAGCTCCGCCTGTTTCTGCCCGGCTTCGTACAGGGTATAGTGGCGGCCCTCATACAGGACGCCGGTCTCATTTTCTTCCAGTATGCGCTGCAGCTGCTGTTTTGTGTATACAGGCTTATCCCGTCCCATGCGGATGGGCCACGCGATGTGCTTGCACTGCAGCGTGCCGATGGCACGTGCAAGGCCGCTGTTGAGTTTGGTATATTCTTCATCTGAATACTGCAGGCCCTGGATGGGCGCGTGGTCCGGGGCAGGCCCTGAATGGGCGCTGATCTCCCAGCCGTCGCAGCCCAGCTTGTCGTGGTTCATCTGCTGCACGGCATTGGTCATGGCGCCCATCCGATTCATCACATAGCTGCGCGTGGCGTACTCAATGCTGACATTGCTGCCGTTTTTGCGCGGGATCGTGCGGACGCCGCGCTTCACCAGTTCCTTGGTGGCCCGGCGCAGCGCCGTGTTGACGTCCGTTGTTCCGGAGAAGGTCTGTGCAAAAGCAAAGTCCATGATTTTGTCGTAGGCTTCGCCGATGGAATAGAGCTTGCCGTCCGGACCGGGCACCCACAGATTTTTCAGCAGCCGGTTCGCGCCCTGGGTCGTGACCCGCTTGTAGGCTGCGGCCAGCTGCTGCAGCTGGCCGTTATCCTCAAATCGCACAGTCCTGTCCAGAATATCCCCAAACAGCATGTCTACGGCTCCGGCATTGATGCCGGACTGCTCAGCGATGGCTGCCTTGATCTCCTTTTCAGCGAG